TGTCTATTACTTCTTGTTTCAATCATTTTTTCGTATGTCGTAGAGCTTCTCTGCTTTTTTTCAGCGTTTTGTTTTTCGATAGTCGCTTGCGACTTAGGTTTTCTCATTTTTTGCTTGGTACGCTCAGTTAACTTATATCCTCCGTTATTTACAAAATTAGTACCGCCGTTATGCTTATTAAGAAAAGATGCATTGGTTGCTGCGTTAACTTTTGCCAAGAATCTAGCCTCGTACCTGAGCACCTCTCCTGCAGTATTAAAATGCCGTATTTTAAGTGTCATAAAGTCTTCAATGCTTCCTTGGCGTATCAGCATGCGTACGACATTTGAGGTTGTCTGGTATCCATTAGTGGTCATAAAGTTAACAGAGTTTGCTTTCTTATTATACTTACAGCCAGCATAATATCGCTGACTGGGTATATGTTTTATTATGTAAAAGTATGGCTTGTTCATGTATGTATATCTATGCACACGACCTGTAGAATATAATAAATTAATCGCCAAACAGTGCGTCTTCATCAAAACATTGAGTATTTTTCGCGTAGTCAACTGGACGACTCGAAAAGAAGTCTACCATATTATTACCTAGTAACTCTTCCTCGAACCACATTGTAGACTCTAAAAGTTCTTTATCTACTTCAAAAGCTGGCTTAAATCCAATTTGTGCAAGTGACTCGTTAATACGATTCTTAATAAACTCTTTGAGAATAGGTGCTGAAAGACTTGGCTCTTGAATACCGTTAATCATCCAGTCAACAATCTTAGCTTCAGACTTAAATGCTTCATGAGCTTCGCTATGAATCTTTTGCTCTAACTCTTCGTCAAACAGAGAAGGAAGCTCTTCACGAATAGTATTGATAATTTTGATACCAACAAGAGCGTGAATATTCTCTTCATTACGTGTATATTTTACTTGTTGATCTGTATCTTTAAGTACATTCTTAAATCTCGCAAACCAGTTAATAATATAAAATTGAGAAAAAAGAGACACATTCTCAACAAAGAGAGTAAACAAGATCAATGCATATAGATATTGCTTACGGCTGTCTTTGTAAAACTTATGTGTGTATTTACGTAAATACTTTACTCTGCCTTGAATCCACTCTAGTTTAAGGTTCTCTTCAAATACATCCTCAAGATCTAATACAGATATAAGTCTTTCATATGCATTATTATGTATAACTTCTACATTAGCCATAACATAACCAAGATCTTGTAAAGATGGATGAGGCAGATTTTCACCGAGCTTGGCCCAGAATGTCTTAACAGCTACCTCAATTTGTCCAATAGCTGATAGTGTACGTATAATAATCTCTCTTTCTTGATCAGTAAGCTCAACTTTAAATTGTTGAACATCAGATTTGAATGAGAATTCTTTATCGGTCCAAAAGCCATTATGCATTGCTTCGATGAATTTTTCAGTCCAAGCATAGCGATTTGGCTTTCGACAAATTTGTTCGTCGAAAATAGTAATATCTGTCATAGTATATATTAGTTAGAAAGTGTAACGGTGTTCTTCAGCCCACCTGATGGCAATATAAAGGTTTTGAGAAAATTAGTTTCTCCCGATTTCACCATGACAGACATTTCACTTTCTGTTACAATTGGTTGTGATACAACATCACCGCCGACATTGATAATTTTATATAAGTTTCCTGTTGAAGCATCGAACACTCTAACAGTGCCTTTGCTACCTTGTTGTGCAATAAATCTTTTAGTCATACCTGTAAGTTATTTATGAATTCAGCGACGATTGGATCGGTTTTTATGGTGGGTAATTTGTTAGTATTTCGTCTAGACGAAGCATCAATTTTCATCTTATGAAAAGACATTATCTCTATAATATCTCTACTATCAGATGGTACAAGTCCTTCCTCTCCATTGATACTTAGAATACGGCGAATCTCATCAACCGAATAACTTCTACCAATAAGAGACTTTACTTTCTTAGTAACAAAGAACTTTTTAAGTTGTTCCGCACCTCCATACTCTTCCGCTTTTTTATTAAAGTAATCCTGGCTAAATACATATTTTTTACCAGAGATAAGACAAATTAGTGTTCTATCCATTTAATAAATTATAATAGAAGTTTAATGCTTTTCAACTAAATACACGTAAGTATGAGTAATAGTTTTAGAGACCTCCAAGCAATATATGAAAGCTACCCAATGGGCAATGATCCATCTGATAACCTAAAGTATACACCTAGACTAGATATTAAAAACTCTTATCTCACCGGGATCAATAAGCCTGGAGCAGGTATGGTAACAGCGGCTCTTCCAGAATCCGAAGAAGAAAAATCCATTCCGATCGGACCTCTTAAAGCTGTAATCAACAATTTGCTTGCTGATAGCGAGGAACGCGGAATGGGTTATTGTTCAGCTCAGTTATATGAGCTATTGAAGTTTATCGAGAATGCTTGACTATTATGTCTAATACATAATCAGCTACCCAACATGTAGCAGCGCTATACACTGCAGATAAGAGAGCTACATACAAACTCACTTCATTAAAGAGGTAAGCAGTGGTGCCAAGTATAACTCCTGACCAGAAGCCAAGACACAGTGCACATGTAAACAACTCTCTGAAGAATGCAATCTTGAGAAGAGGAGTTCTAATAAAAGAAAGTATAGATCCATACTTTAATATAAAGCATAGACCTATACAAGAGACTGTAAAGAAGTATAAGTTATCCACAGATTAGTTGATCTCTTTTAATATCGAGAGTCTTGACTGCATCAGCTACTAGCTCAAGCTCTTCTTTCTTAACAAGAACTGTATTGCCGTAATCATCTTTAACTTCATATGTGCCGTCTTCGCGTAATGTTACGATTGGACAGCATTTACCTTTACCACAGAGTTGAACGCTATTGTCTGATAATACTTTAATCATAAAAATATTTAGGTCGCCTATCAAAAAAATAAACTTTATAGAATAAATATTTTTATGGAAACACTAATCGAATACATTCAACAATACCCATGGTTTAATGTTGTAACAGCTGCAGTAGCTCTCGCATCTGCAATCGCTGCAATTACACCAACTCCAGAACCTGGTACACCACTTGCCAAAGTCTACGCTATTATTGACTTTGTTGCTCTTAACATCGGTAAAGCAAAGAACAAGTAATGGATGCTATAGCGTTGTTTAAAGCTTTTTTTGTAGCTCTTACTGAGTACTTTAAGCTACGCTCTAAAGCTTTCTATTATGATATTATTGTCAAGTCGAGACAGGAACAGAAAGAAATTGTCAATGAAATCGAAAAACTTCGTACATCTAAGCTTAGTAGCGATCATGCTCGTGCTGACCTCTTGCGGGTGGAGCTTAAGAGAGAAAGAGAATTCATTGAACATATATCAACCACCTACTCTACACCTCAGAGCGGATCAACCAATTAAAACAGTTGAAGGTGTTTATACTCCGCAGACAGATGAGCTCTGGCATTCAGACGCTCGTTTTAGAAAATTAGAAAGCGAACAAATCAGATAACAAGCACATGGAAAAAGTATACATCAACGAATCATTTAGAGATAATCTTCTTAAGCTCAATAACGGCAGAGGCGAAGATTATATCAGCATTTACAGAATAGATGGCAACAAGGTCTTTTTTAGATACGGTGATCGATGCCGTTTTCATATAACAAAAGACGAACTGCAAGAATATAAAAAATCAACCGAGCTAGCTTAACTAGCTCGGTTTTTTAATCTCTCTTTTTATACCGCTCTGACTCAGGCGAAAGAACTCGCTTATACCTTTCTTCGCTATTAGCCATTGCTAAAGCATCATTCAGTCTCTTTATTGTCTGCGGATCGCACCAAAAAACACGGTGCTTATACCTATACAAATACTGCTTTTGCTTAACTGGTTGCTCGTAATCTGCTAGAAACCAATCTAGTAGTTTTCTAAGAAATGCAATCATGGTAGTTATTATTTATGCATTAACTACCACAAAAGGATCAATCGACACCCTTACCGTCTCGGAGACGCGTAATGTATGGAAAGCGAGGAATACCATCAGGAGTAAGATTGAAGAATGTACACGTAGCATATGTGCCAATATATGTCTCTCTATTCTTAAGTAACTCTGTCAAGAAGTCATGCTGCCCTTTGATATTACTATTAAATGTGCGACCGTCAGCGTGTTGCAAGATTGCATACCCTGCCATGCCGCTCTTATTGCCATTACCTTCGCAAATATCGACAATTAAGTACTCGTCATCTTGAAACTCTTTTCGTTTCAATAGATTTGCGCTGCGTTTAAATTCATAAGAGCTGTTAGGTAATCGTACCATCTGACCTTCAAAGCCATCCTCAATATACCCTCCATAGAGAGCGTCAAGCTCAGTTTGATCGTTAGCAATGGTTGTTGGCACCGCTACAAAGTTTTGCGGCAGTCTTTGTACAATTTCTCGTACACTTTCAATACGACTTGTGAATGGAGCCGTTTTCATAGGATGAATTACACAGTCGTAAATGTAGTACTTGATCTTCGATTCGCACTCATCAATATCTTCTGCTGTTGGTTTTGACTTTTTAACCAAGCTACAGATTTTATTAAAGTCATGCTTAAGTTCATGACTATAAAGCTCCCCATCAAGAATGGCGTGAGGATGACTATCAAAAAAGCCTCTCAGCGCTTTTGTTAAAAATGGGACAGTCATCCAACGCTTACCGTTACGAGTCCACGCACCTTGCTTATCAATCCAGCATCTAAGACCATCGAGCTTAGGTTGCGATGCTAAAGGAAACGAGAGCTTATCTTTACGATCTTCCCATTTTTTAGCAAGCATAGGAGTGATTTTGACTGTTGCTGTATTACAACTCTCTTGATCAGGACTGTATCCTGAGTCAACTTTCTTTTGCCAGCGTGCCTGTGCTTCGAATTGCGCTTGAGTAGCGAGATCCCTCTCATTAGAACGACCAACATTTGTCGCTTCAACCTTAAACCACTCACTAGTTACAATCTTACCATTCACCAAACCACTGTGAGTACGGTAACCAGTTTCATTTACCTCAATTGTCCATTGACGTACTCCGTCGTTACTATCCTTTTTATAAAGTGTCTCTAGGTTCATATACTAATTATAGTGAAGTTCGTTTTGAATCAATAAGCCCATTCAGAATCTCCGTGTAATTCTGCTTTATCTTCTGCTGTCATCCACGCTTCCCATTGCGCGTCACTCGCTACACTCCATGGAGGAATAGCAGTTAGTGCTGATGTAGATGTAAGAGAAGGAGGAAGCCACTTGAGACGGTTATTAGGGTAGATGGCAATTTGACCGTTTGCAAGTTTGATAACATTACCTTCTTTGTGTTCTTCAAGAACACCTGCTTCACCAACATCAACATAACCAAGCGCTTCATTCTCTGGTATAAAATCGAGCGTAAACCAGTACTTGCCTCTAGTTGTTCCGTAATCCTTTCCTAGGTTTACAATAACAGGTGCATCGCCGAGTTGTGCTTTTGCCCAGCATTCTATAGAACCTGATAAGCATTCCCACATCTGTATTTTAGAAAGAGGTAGAGTTTGTTGAAAGCTGCTAGGAACTTTCCAGTATAGCGTATGAGGTGGTACTTTATCGTAGCACGCAGCATACTTATCAACCCATACCTGAAAGCAAAGCGGCCGTGATCTAAGTGCACGAACTGACACAAGCCAAGCTGGTTCAAATTCTTCGCTTGAGCCACCGAAAGCGTCCTTACGGATGTATACACGAGCCTTCGGAAGGTTAATATTACGCATATGCATATTATATACACCTAGCTTTAAAAAACTATGTTAAAAGGATAAATAAAGCTATATAAAATGATTTCACAATTTGATGAAAATGTAAAGACCTATTTAAAGGCTCTAGCTGCAGGAGCAGCCGGTTTCGGAGCGATTAAAGGAGTTAACACCATTTTAAATAAGTATAACGACAATCCGCGACAATCTATTGAACAGAAGATAGAAACATCTGAGAGACCAAGAACGCCTATCAAAGTGCGTCCAAACATATCACAAAGAGCTGAAGAGCCTGTCAAAGTACGTCCGAACATATCACAAGACATAAGCTCACCTCAAGCAAGAGCAAGACACGCATTTTATAAGTTAATGCTAAGTGGTTTAACACGTACAGCAG